AATTACGGTGCTGTCGAAAAGGATAATGCCCAGGGATATAAGCCTAGAGCGATCCTTAACGATTTCATGGGAACCGAGGATTTTAAGCAGTTCATGTTCAACGCATACAAGTGCATGAATTCCGTATCCGAGGACGGATGCATGACCTATGTCGTCATGTCCGCCCAGGAGTGGGGGAACTGCATGCTTACTTTGGCCCAGAATGACTATCACTGGTCAAGCACGATCATCTGGAACAAGGATCGCTTGGTCTTATCCAGGAAGGATTACCATACAAAGTATGAGCCAATCTGGTACGGCTGGAAGGCCGGATCCAGGCTCTGTCCGTTAGACGATCGTCAGCAAAGCGATGTGTGGGACTTTGAAAGACCACGCAAGTCGGATGAGCATCCAACGATGAAACCCGTTCCGTTAGTTGCGAGAGCGGTGGCTAACTCATCCAAGAAAGGCGATCTCATCCTTGACCTCTTTGGAGGATCCGGGACCACGCTTATCGCCGCCGATCAATGCGGCCGCAGGTGCAACATGATGGAACTCGATCCGAAGTACGTGGACGTCATCGTCAAGAGATACCTACGCCAGACAAAGGACTTCGAAGGGTGCTATCTCATCAGGGACGGCATCGAGATCCCTGTCGACACGATCGATGACTACAAGAACTGCATCGAGCAATAACGACAATAAAAGCAAAAATCTCTCCTTACGCGTGCGAGGTCTAAACAACTTGCTATATCAAAGATATAGAGCGTTACTAGTGGTGTAAGGAGTTACGCAATATGAAAAAACAACTTAACATTCGTGAGTGGTCCATCAACTTCATCATGGGGATCTACGATGATCCATCAAGGGACACTCAAATAAGAGCAGGCTGGTATGACTGGTTCTGCAAAGAAACGAGCCTCAGAAACAAAACCCGCAAGATGGGAAAGATCGTGGCGAAGATAAAAGGAGAAGGGAAGGTCGACATCGACAAGAACTACGTATGGTTCAAAAACAACTGCCCTTTAAACGGACCTTTGTACGATGACTTCAGATTTGCGGACATGGAAGACGGCGAGGTTCAGTTCACCATCCAAATCGACTGCTGCTGGAACGATCACAGATTCACGGTCTTCGGAAGGAAAGCCAAAGGCGGCGAATTCAGCGAGGATCCTTTATTCAAGTGCGACACGGCAAAAGAGCTGGTCGCCTGGTTCAACGAACCTTGGGATAAATAAGCGGCGGTTATTAGATAGTCTTCTTAGAGAAGTCTATCAATAAGGCATTCCGAAAGGGTGCCTTTTCTGTTTATATTCATTACTTTGTAATCAATATAAGTTTATCGGAAAAGAAAAAAATAAGGCTTTGCCTTAAAGGAGTCATTTATGTTCGAAAAGGTTAACCCATCTCACCCAGACAAGATTGCCGACAGAATCGCAGGAGCGATCGTTGACCTCGCGTATCAAAAAGACATTAATCCCAGGATCGCGGTGGAAGTTTTAATTGGCCACGGCATTTGCCACGTCATTTGCGAAACCTCTGTCCATATCAAGAAGAAGGACGTCAAGGCGGCGGTCGACAGGATCACGGGTGGGATCGAGCTGGATTACTCCGAGTTCCCGCAGGATGTTCATCTATCCAACAACCAAGCCGGGAAGTTTAGATGCGGCGATAACGGGATCTTCAAAGGGGTGCCAGTCACCGAAGAACAGAGGAGATTGTCCGATCTGGCCCGTTCGATCTACAAGGAATACCCGTATGATGGGAAATATATCCTCGATGGCTATCGCTTGATCGTATGTCAAAGCAACGCAGCTAAATCAGAACTTGAATACAAGATCCCTGGAGCGGAGATTAATCCGATCGGGGACTGGACCGGAGGCACTGACGTGGATACCGGTGCAACGAACAGAAAGCTTGGATCTGATATGGCCGATTCCGTAACGGGAGGAGGTCTTCATGGGAAGGATCTCAGCAAAGCTGACGTGAGCGTGAACATCTACGCATTCCTCAAAGCACAAAAGACCGGAGAGCCGGTCATCTTATCATGTGCCATCGGCGATGAGTTCATTGACGGGAAGCCTTATGGCGAGATCGTCTGCATCGCCAGGGAATATATCAAATCGGTCGGAGGGTTCGAGAAGTTCGCAGAGTGGGGATTGGTCTGATGCTTAGCAAAAGCAAAGCCGTGAACCGCTTTTATCGCAGCGAGGCTTGGAAACAGGCAAGGCTGCAGAAGATCGTGGCCGCAAACGGAAGATGCGAGAAGTGCGGTGGAGTCGGGGTTGACGTCCATCACATCATCCATATCACTCCGGAAAACGTCACGGATCCGGATATCACACTCAATCCTAAGAACCTGATCCTTCTGTGCAAGGATTGCCATAACGCCGAGCACGAGCGATTCAAAAAAGGAAACGCACCTAAGTTCGACAGCGAAGGGAATCTGATTCCTTATTAATCCCCCCCGGGTCGGGATTGGCGATTCAATCGAAGGGTACCGTGGGCGGGACCTCAGAAAAACGCGGCCCACATTTTTTTCAAAATCCAGGATTCGCAAAAAGGTCCTGTTTTCATCGGAGGTTTTATGGAACAAGTCAAAATAAACCAGGAATACGAGCGTTTGCATTCTTTATTTAAAGAAGTTGATGAAAACAAAGCGAAACTGATTGATGAGCTGCTCTGGAAAGCGGCTTTTTTGAAAGTCGAGCTGGACAACCTTGAGGCCACCGTGAAAAAGGGTGGTGCACTCCAGAAATCCAACAAGGGGAACATCCGATTGAACCCCACATACAAAACATTCCTCAACACGCTGACCGTCTACCAGGGGATCATCAAAACCCTCAACTCGGTGCTGGGGAAGAACGAGCTCGATGAGAATGACGAGTTCGATGAATTCTTAAGAAACGCAAATCAGTAAGGAGGTCGCCTATGTCCTATGAAATAAATCTAAAAGTTAACAAAAACGGCAAGCTTGAGCCGCCAAGCAAAGACGAGGTCTTGACGATTTCGGTCTTCAAAGAAAGCAAGAGGGTGAAGCTCCTATTCACTGTCGATGAGGAGATTGACGATGAATATCATTATTTGAAATTCACCAACGCAAGAACCTCCTACCTATATAGAGTCCACAATAACGAATTCGAGATCCCTAAAGCGGTGACTGCATACGAGGGGGTCTGGGAATTGTCGTTCATCTGCTGTGACGAACCGGCCAACTCCGATAATACGATCACGGCCGATTATATCTACGCTTCCGAGCTTTTGGCCTGCGTCATCAAACGCGGGAATCTCGGGATCGTATCCTCAACCGAGGAGCAGAGATTAATCAAGCAGATAGTGGAGGGGACCTTCGATTCTTTCACGATCCCTAACACCTGCTCGTACATCACGTCCTATTTCTTGAATAACTACACGCAGGAGTTCGGCCTTTATATCCCTGCCTCGGTTACCCTGATCAAAGATCACATCTGCTACAACTCAGGATGCACATCGATCACATTCGAAGAGGGATCCAGCCTAACAACGCTGGAAGATTACGCCCTTTATCGAATCTTCAACGTCAGGTCTATCGTGTTCCCTAAGTCGCTATCCTCATGGGGCAAATATAACTGCGGCTACTGCGGATTCGAGGATATCTCGTTTGAAGCGAACTCAAACCTCCGCAGCCTTACGAGCTATGCCTTCTGGAACTGCACCGGCCTTAAGAGGCTCACCTTGCCGGATAAGTTGCTAAGCTTCACAGGCAACACGAACGTGATCAAGGACTGCTCGGCACTGGAGGAGATCTGGTTCCCTAACACGATAACCACAGCGATTCCGCAGAACGCGATCGCCGGGTGCGACTCGTTGACGAACATCCATCTCCAGACGAGCTTCAATATCTCCGCCAACTTCAGCAACTGCACCAACCTTTCAAGGGAGTCAATCGTTAACATTTTCAACTCATTGAAGGATCTAACTGCTGCGGGGCTCGCCTCGAAGGCACTAGTGCTTGGGTCCACCAACCTTGCGAAGGTCACGGAGGAAGAGCAAAACATCGCATTAAACAAAGGCTGGTCATTGGCCTAAGGAGGTTATATGGAAATCAAAGAAGAAAATGGACGTAAAGTCCTATATGCAAGCGAAGGATACGTCCTTCAAAGTGTCACAGATGGTCTTATCATTGGGCCATATCTCATCCTCGGTGCTAATGACTCAGCTAAGCATTACCACGAGATCGAGAAGCCCGAAGAATGAGCTATCTCCTCGAATATATAGATGAGATCGAATCTGGCCGCATCGTGGTAGGCCGCGAGCTGAAGACGGTTCTCGAATCTTTAAAAAGCGATCTATCCAATCCGGATTACGTCTATGACGAAAGACCCGGTCAGCTTAGGATTGATTTCATCGAGAAATTCTGCAGGCACACAAAATCCCCGTTCAATGGGATGCCGTTCAAGCTTGAACTATGGGAAAAAGCCTTCTTAGAGGCCTCCTATGGCTTCAAAATGGCTGGGACGGGATTTCGTAGGTTCAACGAAGTTTTGCTTCTCATAGCCCGCAAAAACGGGAAGACAACATTTGTCGCAGCGATCGATCTAGCCGAGTTCTTCCTGAGCAGCGGTGGGGTCGATATCATCTGTGCCTCAAACACCAACGAGCAGGCTTCGATCCTGTTCGAGGAAATCAACAACATGAGGGAACAAAGCAAAGCCCTCAGAAACGAGAAAAGATCCAGGAAAAATATCTTCTGCATCTACTCGCCTAAGAACAAGAACAAGATCAAGAAGCTCTCCGCTCAATCAAGAAACAAAGACGGCTACAACATCGAAGTGGGCTGCATTGACGAGGCCCATGAGATGACCGATGACGTGGTTTATAACGCGATCAAGCAAAGCCAGTCAACAAAGCAGGAGCCGCTGATCTTCATCATTACCACAGAGGGAACTACCGTTGATGGATTCCTGGACTCGAAGCTCGAGTACTGCAGGAAGATGATCAAAGGGGAAATCACCGACATCCACATTCTGCCTTGGCTTTACACCCAGGACAGCGTTGATGAGGTCTTCGAGGATCCATCGACATGGACGAAAAGCAACCCTTCCTTAGGTAACATCAAACTCGTCTCATACCTTGATGACGTGATGAACAAGGCGAGAAACGATCTATCGACCAGGGTCACGATGCTGTGCAAGGATTTTAATATCAAACAGCTCGACAGCGGATCCTGGCTCACTTATCAGGACCTCAACAATGAGGAAAAATACAACCTAGATGACTTGAAGGACAGTTACGCGATCGGCGGTGTTGACCTATCATCGACCACCGACCTAACCGCAGCGGTCCTTTTGATTATAAAAAACGGCAAGAAATATGTGATCCCGCATTTCTTCATGCCCTCAGAAGTTTTGGCTCAAAGGGCCAGCGAGGACGGAGTCCCGTACCAGCTCTGGGTCAAAAAGGGATTAATAACACTGACCGATGGGAATCAGAACGATTTCTCGCTGGTCACAAACTGGTTCTTGGAAAACGTTCGGAAGCACCAGATCAGGCCTCTCTGGATCGGATATGATCCGTGGCAATCCCAGTATTGGGTCAAAGAGATGGAAGATCAGGGCTTCACGATGGAAAAGGTAAGACAGGGCGTTTATACGCTTAGCGAGCCGATGAAGCAGCTGGAGGCGGATCTCAAAAACAAACTCATTATCTATAACAACGATCCGATCCTCAAATGGTGCCTATCCAATACGCAGGCGAAAATAGACGTCAACGGCAACATCCAGCCATCCAAGCTCAATTCAAAGCTGAGAAGGATAGACGGGACCGTGGCGTTGATCATCGCCTATGCCGTCCTGAACAGATTCAAGAACGACTATGAAAACATGATTCGATAGGAGGTTCTATGGGCATCTTTAATATTTTCAAGCGAAAGCACAAAACCGTGGAACCGGTCAACTACGACACGAGGGTCTTCAATTCCACGCTTAACGTCTTCTCCGACTTCGGGGACAACATAAACGCAAGCGATGTGGTGAAGATCTGCATCGATCGAATAGCAACACATGCCGCAAAGCTAAAACCGCGATACATAAAGAAGCAGGACGACTCAACGGTGGTGGAGAAGAAGGGGAGCCTGGCGTTCATCCTTAAGTTCCAGCCGAATCCGATCATGTCGCCTTACGATTTCATCTATCGAGTGGTGACGCTTCTATATCTCAACAACAACGCATTCATATATCCCGTCTATGACGAGGCCACATTCGAGCTTAAAGAGCTCTGGCCTATCAAGCCTAACTCAGTGGAAGCGTTGAAAGACGAGAGTGGGGAGTTGTATCTCCGCTTTTATTTTTCTGACAGGAAGGCGTTCACTCTCCCATACGAATCCATTATCCATCTAAGGAGGTTCTATGGGACTAACGATATCTTCGGCGGCTCCGGTGCGATCTCAGATCATTCCGCGATCCTTAAAACGATCAAGATAAACGATTCCGTTCTACAGGGGATTGATAACGCGATCAAGAGCTCGTTCCAGATCAGGGGCCTTTTGAAAATAAACGGCATGCTCTCCGAAAAGGACAAGAACGCTCAGAAGGCCGAGTTCGACCGTGCCCTTAAAACATCGGTGGAAGACGGTGGATCATCCATCGTTCCGATCGATCTGAAGAGCGAATACGTGCCGCTGAATGTCGATCCTAAGCTGGTCAACAGCGAAACGCTCACATTCTTGCAGAAGAAGGTCATCTCTTACTTCGGCGTGAGCGATGCAATCTACGACAACAAATACGATGAAAACCAGTACAACGCATTTTACGAAGGATGCATCGAGGGGATCGCCATCGCTTTAAGCGAGGCATTCTCAAAAGCATTGCTAACCAAGAACGCATTAGAACGAGGAGAGGAAATCGTCTTCTATTCAGAGAGGCTCCAATATGCCTCCTGGAACACCAAGGTCACCGCGATCGAAAAATTGATGGGCCTCGGGATCCTATCTCTGAACGAGAGCAGATCCTTGCTAGGCCTTGAGCCGATCGAAGGCGGGGATCGAAGACTACAATCCCTCAACTATGTCGATGCGAACAAGGCTAATCAATATCAAGTCGGCGAGCAACCTAAGGAGGAATAACCAATGCAAACCAACAATAAAGAAACCAGATTCTCCGCTATATGCAAAAGGGCGGATGAAGACGAAACCAAGATGGTAGTTGAAGGCTATGCCATCGTCTTTGACGAAGAAACGCTCATCGGCGATGAAACGCATGGCTTTATCGAAACCATCGACAAGAACGCTTTAAACGGAGCTGACCTAAGCGATGTTCCATTTAAATACAACCACACGGACAACCACCTGATCCTAGCAAGGACCAGAAACGGATCGCTCTCATTATCTGTTGACGATCACGGCCTAAAGATCCGTGCGGAATTGCTCGACACTCAATCCAACAGGGACGTTTACAAGTCCATCGAGGCCGGGCTATTAGACAAGATGTCATTTGCTTTCACTGTAAAAAGTCAAAGCTGGGA